ACGCAATCTCTTCAACTGGAAGTTTATCAAACTCTTTCCGAAACCCCATAATGTAGTTCTGAAGATCTGCTTGATTACCCTTAAGAATAACTTCAATCGAATCTCGAAGTTTATCACGAATAACCGCAGGTGTAGAGGACTTGACCATTTCAAGACCCATAACTTTAATCTTAGGTTTCGCATATTGAACACCTTCTGAATTATGCACATTAAGGATGTATCGTTTCTTAGCAGTCCAGATACCTTTGTCAGCCAGAACCTCACGTTTCATCTGCATCTTCTGACTATATGCATTCATGTAGTCAGCAAGTTCTTGATAACCTGAATCAATGAATGGTTGGAATACCTCTTCGCAGATCTTGTCCATAAACTTAATCTTCTGCTCGTCAGTTTTACCAACACAGGTTTGTTCAACCAATGTTTCAAGAGTAAGATAGATTGAGTCCGTGTCAATCGCAACTACATAATCTTTACCCTCAGTCTTGAGAGTTTTATTCATGAACGCATTTAACTTGTTGGCCATCCAACGAATAGACAACTGACCCGAAGTTGTAATACCCTCAGCCATACGGATATCGAAGTAGCGGAAGTATTGATTACCCATCGCACCATAAGCAGAGTTCAATGCAATCTTCATAGCCATCTGAAGATTATTTAATCGAGAAATATCCTTTAGTAAATACTTTTTAGTTTTATCGTTCTGGTATTCCTGCTCAATCTTCAGCATCTGTTTCTTAAACTTGCTTCGGTCAGTATACATCTTTTCCATTAACTCAGGCATGAACCCTTTAAACTCTTTAGTATAAGTCCAACCATTTGCAGTCAGCGCAAGATCTCGTTGCTTTACATACGTAGTATCGATCTCTTGATTTAAAAGTTTATCAACAGTTACGCTAATCTTTTCTGAAGTCAAAGTCTCAGGACTGATGTTATACTGCATGATCAAGTGAGGGTACAATGAGTTCAAGTCAAAGGATGCCATCCACTTATGAAGACCAATGATAGGATCTTTAACATAAGCACCTTCGAACTGAGCATCTTTACCTGAGTGAGATTTAGCAGGAACAACAATACCTTTTTTACGTAGGTGATTATAGATGATCGTGTCCCACATACGAACCTGTGAATAAACATCTTCGAAATTAATCTTAGCATTATAAGCCATGGTCAAATGCAGTTCAATCAAGCGCATTTTATCTTCAAGTTTGTCAACCAACTCTACATCATGAATATTATAGTCAACGAATTGTTGCCAGTGATTAGTATAAAATTCCTTAAATGAATCGCCTGGATTTACTTTCTTCTTATCACCAAGTTCCTGTTCAGCGATATAGTCAAGGCGATATGATTCTTGTTTAGAATATGTATATTTCTTATACAGTTCAAGATAATCTAACTGAGCAATACCGATAATATCGTAATGAATCTCTTCATTACCTTTAATGAAAGTCTTACGCTCATTAACATAACCCCATGGGCTCAACTTATTAGATTCACCATCACCAAGTTCACGTTCAATCCTACGAATAAGATATGGCATGTCAAAGAAGTCTGTGTTCCAACCAGTGATAACATCAGGATGACTTTTAGACCAAAACTCTAAGAATTGATGTAGAAGATTATGTTCATCTTTGCAATTAACATAGATTACATCTTCACGTGGATTAACATATGCTTTACTACCGAAAGTGATAATTCGTTTTGTAGAAAGTTCTTTGACTGTGATTAACAGAATCTCTTCATTAGCAGATTTGATATCAGGGAAACCATTCTCAGTTGAAGTTTCAATGTCAATTGTGAATACTTTAATCTGTTCCATATCCCAATTAACATCATGTGAATAGTTATCACTGATGTATTGATAAGCATAGTTTGAGTTACCGTAAACATCAAACCCCTGAACATCATCATATCGTTTAATGAATTCCCTAGTATCTTTAATAGATCCAGGTTGGACTTCATCAACGAATGTTCCCTCCAGTGTCTTCCACTTGGAGGGTTTCTTTGAAGTCACATAAAGAGTAGGCGAGAAATCTAGTTTTCGTTGGTATCGCTTACCATTCTCCACACCACGAATGAAGATTCGATCTCCAATCGGATGCACCGAAGTATAAAATTCCATTAAGACTTTCCATACATTAACATCATAGCATCAAGAGCACAGTCATGAACAGGGTGGTGTTTAATAACTTGGGCTCGTTCAAATAAGGGATGGTTCACATCACAATAACCATTAGTTCCACCACTGAGTAAATCAACAGCAGTTCTAACATCCCTCCACATATTATACCCAGTAATCGCTTGCATGTCAAGTTTTTTAGCAAGCGAATCAATTACCATTTGATCAAGAGAACCTCTTGCCCACATAGTCTGCCCATTTGCATTTACAAACTTATTCATATAGTTATGTAATTCTTTGATAGCATCTTCTGCAAACATATCTACTGAGTTTGCATCAAACGATACACTTCGAACATACTCATGCTGATTTGCCCACCACTCTAATGTTCCAACATCCACAGTTCGACCAAGACGTTTCGCCTGATCCTTGGCATTCAACTTAACAAAGCAAGCATTATCTAGCAAGTCTTGGTATGTTGGACGCTTCTCTGGATCGAAGTGAATCAATGCAGCTGATAAGATAACTGCATTGGATTCAACACCCAAAGTTTCTACGTCAAATATAAACATTAATATTCCCTCTTTTCACCTTCTTTGGTGAACAGAGTATTAATCTTTTGTTCATCTGTCCAACTCTTAAGATAATCATTTTCTATATCACAAAGTTTAAGTGCTTCTTGCTCAGAAACAACACGATGACTAAAAATAGTTTCACCAAGATATATCTGAGAAAATTCTTTGGCAGTTTCCATAACGACATCATCAAGAGCATATTCAGGATTATCTTTTGGAGCCTGAACCATGTAACTTACTTTATGCTGCGCGATACAGTCAACCTTTACCCATACTTTATCAGTCATCGCTATCACCCTTCATTGCTAGTGCTTTGTTTAAAGATTTCTGCGCAGAACGCAGACCAAATTCCATCTCATATCTCTGTTGTTTCAACAACTGAACCTCTTGTAAGGTTGTTTGATAACTTGTATATAAATCTATAGTGTTTTTATGAATTGTATCAAGATATGTAGTCACTTTATGAATAGTTACCCATGTTCCATCAGCAAGTTTAGTATAACCATCACGAATACGAAATTCATCAGTCCAGCGTTCGCCAAGTTTATAACTTGGGATTGGTTCAAAGATAAACAGTTCTTGTTGTGATAATTTACCTTGAATTAAATTAAATTGATCTTCAATAGATTCTTTACCATAAAACATTATTCATCTCCTTCATCAGATTCATACTCTTCAGTTTTTCCTTGCATGGCTGCGTGGATATCACAAAGAGTTGTATGCCATCCATTGGTATATGTCTTACCTGGAGCACCACATTGTTCGCATGTACGATAACTCAGGTTCTCCGCAACCGAAATGTAATTCCAATGTTTATCAGTTGCTCCATTAACATAGAAACGAAGTCCACCGAACTTTTCTTTAACCTGAGAAGCAACTGGAACTTTCAATGTTTCTTCATCTAGTTTTGCTTTGGCTTCATCAAGTGCTTCTTGTGTTACTACTTTTGTACCATAAAGAATACCACCAACACCAGTTTCCATAAGATGTTCATAACGACTTTTTGCACCACGATAATCGCCAGTCAACATCCCGCAAAGAACATCAAGGATATTATACCAACCATCACCATGATCAAAACCCCAACACATGGCTGTGTGTTGCATGTTCTCATGACGATCTTTAAAGATCAGTGGATACTTTGCACATAGTGCTTCATCAAGTTCACGTCTCATTATATTGCTCCAATCATTTGTTTATACATTGTCAATCTCACATCATTCAATACTGGAATATTATACATTCTCTGCAATTCAACTTCTGGATATTTTGTTATGTCACTAAGAGGAATCCCCAATGCAAGATAAGATATTACTTGGAAGTCTGGGACTAAAGTTTTGTTACCCATACTTCTACTAAAAGTATCTGCTATCTGAGCACACATTCTAAAATTTAATCCCTGTTCTTCATGAAGCCATCCATCATCATTAAAAGAGTAACCATAAATCT